AGCAGCAGGTGCAGCAGGCTGCACGACACCACCGGGCGTCACGGCAGGAGCCGCAGCAGGTGCAGCAGGTGTTACAAGTGCAGGAGTTGGTGCAGCAGCAGCAGGTGCTCCACCGTAAATGCGCTTCAGTGTGCTAATTTGCGCATCAATCTGAGATGTGTCACCACCGATTGATGCAATGTTAGCTTTCTGTGCTTCAAGAGCAGTAATCGCCTTCTCACGGTTAGCAAGAATGTCGGCATACTGTGCTTCTTGAATCTGACGAGCCAGCGGGTTCACAAACTGCGATGTTGCACGCTGCTGCACGATGTTCTGCACCTGTGCGGCAGACATACCCGGTTGCAGGTCAAACCCGTAAGTCTGCTTGAATGCAGCCGGGTCTTTCATCAGATTGCTGATCTGCGCCAGTGACTGCTGGTTCTGCAACCGTTCAGCAAGTTGAGACTGCATCATGCGTGCTTGCAAATTACCCATTGCTTCACGCTGCACGTTGCCGGGAATAGCACCCAACTGCGCGAGATACTGTGCACGTTGTGCAGGCATCTGCTTCTGACCAGCAGCAAGCAAAGTCGATCCAATCTGGCCCAGCATTGAATACATCATGCGGCGCTGATCATCGGCAGACAGCATTGACATCAAGTCTGTCGGTTGCTGCGTCTGCGCACCTTCAGCAGCCTGAGCAGGCTGACCACCACCAAGCAACCCTCCGAAGAAGTTGCTGATGCCACCGCCAATGTCTTCAAGAAGTGCCATGTTCTTTGTCCTTATCGGCCCAGCAGACCGCCAAAGTTGATCGGTGTTTGCGTTACCTTGCCGCCACTGCCTTCAAACTTCAGGCGACCATATTCAGTCGGCAACTGAATGTTCATAGCTTGAGCATCGGCAGGATTAAACGGAGGAACAGATGTTCCGAGCATCGCCTGATTCATCAGTGCCGTTTGAAAGGCATTCTGAATAGCAGGATGAATCTGTGTAATCGGAGCCATCTGCATCGGAGGCATCATAGGTGTCGGCATCACAGGCTGCATCGGCTGCGGAGGCATCTCGCCATAGCCAGCCGTTTCACCCTGACCGCCTGTCAGCGATTGCAGGTAAAGTGCGCCAAGTTGTTCTTCAAGACTTGCCATGTCATCACCCCAAAAGACCTGCGAAGATATTATCACGCCACTGCCCACGATGCACTTGTGGAGTTAGCATCTGCTGCGGCGCCTGTTTTGGTGCACCTGCCGCCATCAAACTCAGTCCGATGTTGGCGATGTTTGCCAGATTGCCTGCCATCGCAGGTGTTACACCTGATGCGGCAGGAGGATTGAACAGCGACTGACTAGCCGCAGCAGGCTGCATCGCAGCAGCCGGAGGAGCCTGATAGCCTTCTCCAACATTCAACCCAGCCATCTGCGGCATCGTCGGCTGACCAACTGAGGCAGGCAGTGTCACCTTGTCAGCCATTCCCGGTGTGACAGACGGAAACTGCGTTGGAGGTGCTGGAATGTTGACAGGCGCCATTGAGGCAACCTGTGTCGGCTGGGCAGCATTTGCAGCCGGAGTTGACCAAGGTGTCCCAAGCAGACCGCCAGTAGCGCCACCAAGGAAATCCTGTCCAAACCGTGCCCATGTACCAGCCGGAGCAAGATTGGCGGCAGACTCAGGAGCAAGATAACCCTTGATGTCTGCCATCTGGGTTGCAGGTGCTTGCTGGGTTGGCATAGCAGGCGTTTGCCCAGTGCCAGCCATTTTGCTGTTTGCCCATCCAATCGCGTCTTCACGGGTCCATTCGGCATAGGGTTTGCCGTTGAACTTCATGTTAGCATTAGCACTAATTGTTTCAGGAAACATTTCAGCAATCTTTGTGCCCTGTGGCGCATTGTACAGTTTTGTTGCACCTGCTGGACCCTGAAACCACGATAAATAGGCTGTTCCCGGTGTCATCGGAACACCGCGTTTTTCCAGAGTAGGAGCAATGTCGTTTTGCAGGTGGAACTGCGCTGCCTGCTGCTGAAGATCAACATAACGAGGATCAGTTTTTAGCGGCGCAAGTTGCTTGTTTGTCATGTTCCCGAATTGCTCAGGGTTCATGCGACGAAGGACATTGCCCCATGTTGTGTCGATGAACTGGAACATCCCGCCAGCAGATGAAGATGGATTCCGTGCAGTCGGAATGCCACGGCTTTCATTGTAGGCAATCTGCCGGAGAATCTCGTCATAAGTCGCCATAGCTCACCCACTGCTTCCCGACTGCCTCGTCGATGATGTTCAACCTACGCAGCACCTCTGCTTTTTTGAACGGTGGCAGGTTCTTAATCCGCTGCACATTGTCAGAAAGATAAGCGGTGCAGTCCCAGCAGTCTCTTCCTGTTTTCTCGCCTTCCTTGTATCCCGGTGGCAGCACAGCGCCGACTTCATTGAGATACTGATAAACCTGTTCCTCAGTCCAATCTTGGATCGGCATTACAAACTCAATGCCATCAACCTTTGATCCATCCCGCGCAATCGACTTTTTTTCGTCAGAATTGCGCTGACCTTTGATCACCTTTGTAACACCTAAAGCCTTGACGCCATAGTGCAAAGGAAACCAGATATTCGTTGAACAGCACGACACATAAGGCTGCATCAGTGGACCAGTATCCCCGCTTATCTGCCGACCAAGCATTGTGTTGTTTACAGGCAACACATCAACAGGCCAGCCAAACTGCTGCACGTTTTCAGGCTGATTGGAATTAAGCTCCACAAAGTATGGCAGCTTTCTTTTCCACTCAGCCATATACGCAACCATTTCAGGATACGCTGCACCTGTATTCAACCACACCACATACATCTGGTCCCATTTGTCCTTATTCAGATACAAACAGGCCAGACTGTCTTTGCCACCACTAAACAGTAACGCGGTGTCAATCATAGGGCAGCAATCGACGCAGCCAGAGACGCAGCAGACGCGGCTGCACCAAGACCTGTCAGCAATGGATTGCTGGAAGGACCTGGACCAGTCTGTGATGTTGTCTGCCCATACGGTGTTGCACCCAGAGCCTGAATCGGAATCTGCAACTGCTGAATCGGAAACTGCTGTGCTTCACGATAAGCCTGCTGCGCTGCTTCAATTTCAGCCTGCTGCTGCTGCTGAATGGCAGACTGAGCAGCCAAGGCAGACCCGGCGCCCTGAAGATATGCCTGCTGACCTGCACCAGCCAGACCACCAAGTGCCTGTGCACCTTGCAGACCAATGCCAGCCTGCTGCAACCCGGCAGCCTGATTGAGCTGCTGCGATGCCATCTGACGCGCCAAGTCAGCCTGTGCTGCCTGCTGCGCCTGCTGGAAGTTCTGCGAGTACAACTGAGCAGCAAGGTTTGCCGCCTGCTGCTGTGCAGCCGCATTTACAACACCTTCCTGAATAGCCTGCCGTGATCCACCGAATGCACGGGAACGGATGGCAGCATCAGCAGCCGTGTTCAGGTTCTGCAAACGCTGCTGGTTCAGCGTGTCCAACGAAGATTGCAGGACAGATTGTGTGAACGGATTCATGTATGGAGCAAGGTCAGTCGTTGACAACTGAGCTGCCTGCACCTGCTGTGGCTGATACTGACCAGCCTGTGCCGCCATCTGCTGCGCGTAAGCATATGCAGGCTGTGCCATGCCATAGCTCGATGCAATGTCACCGATGGTCTGAAGCTGACCACCTGTAAGTTCTGCAACACGCGGACCTGTATAAGGTCCCATCATGTTGCCTGAAACCTCATAAGCAGCAGCTAGGTTTTTTCGCCCTGCTTCCTGTACCCATTCAGGCAGTTCAGTCTTCTGCACTGTGGTTTGTGTTCCACCGCCACCTTTGCCCATTTTAGTCCTCCAATGGCAGTGCCATCGACACTGACCTGTTGGTCCATCCATATTTCGGCAGAATCTTCTGCCATCCCCAGCGTCCGTTCATGGTCATAAAAGAGCAACCATGCTCCTTTGCAAATGCGATGACCTGCGGGTGCATACTCATCGCTTCTTCCATGTCACCGAACACCAAAAAACAGTTCAGCCATTTTTTCTGTGGTCCAACGAGTATCTCGGTGAGGACACCAGAGTTATCCGTGAACCACCCCTGATACTTGCCAGACTGCAACCCAAGATAGATGTCACCGACCGTATGCGTACCGCCACCAAGTCTAAGTGCCTTCTCCATCTTAGTAAGGAGGTGAGCCTTGCTGTCCAAGTGGAACCGCCGTTGTTGTTAGTGTGCCTGTGTTGCTTACAGTCACCTTCCAGACTGATCCGTTAGGTGCTTGCAAGAGAATACCATCAACCGCTTCAAACCGTGTCACAGACCTATTAGCTGCCTGAGAGAAAGTTGCGAAAGCGCGATTGAAGTACCCAGCATCATAAGTAGCAGGAACAGGAGGAAAGGTCACATTCATCGACCGCCTCCACCCATAAATTCAACACGCATTTCACCGATGCTCCACGGCGCATCTTCTGTTGCGGTGATCTTCATGCGGAAATCACGACCAGACACGCGCATATCGGTGTAACCGTTAGAACGCGGATTATACGGTCCAGAAACAGTTTCTGTGCCTTCTGGTGTGAAGGATGAGTAAACCGTGATCTGAGTGCTGTCGTATCCATACCCGCTGTCTGTGATTGCCTGCCTGATATGGCTGATCAGGTTGCCGTTTTGAATGTTGATTGATGATGTCTCAACCCATCGATCACCCGCCAAAGATGCGCCAGCGGCTGTCCAACCATCTTCATGGAAGTACAGGTCATTGTTTTCGTCAGCAGCCATCGGATACTTCAAAACACCAGCGCCAACCGCTGCTGTTCTGGTCATCTCTCCAATCGTCCACCAGTCTTCAGCATAGTTGTAAACTACATACTTATCTGGGACATCCGATCCTTCAGATGGATACCAGAACCATGCTTCTGGGAATGTGCCGTTTTCAGCACCATTGGTATAGAGAATGCCTGTGTCTGGATCGACGTTTTCAAAAACGTAAGACCCAACATCGCAGCGCAATGGACGCACTGTGCCACCGTCATAAATCCAGAATGATTCCTTGCTCATCCAAATGCAGCGACCAGCAGTCGTAGCAAATGCACGAGGTGCAATCAGTCCGCATCCGTAACCAATGCGTGTGATGCTGTAGATATATGGCAGGCCAATGTACTGCATCAGCCATGCTTCATCTTCCGTCCAGATCAACGTGCCTTCACGGACAGCAGCGCACATCGTGATCTTGCTTGATGTATCAAGATCAAGATAACCAGATGTTGTCGTTGTATCTGCATAATCCCAATCTGCATAATCTTCACGAGATGACCATGCAACACGACGAGGATTTCCGCCTGCACCAATCAGGACTGCATGACGTTCTGGCGTAACAATTACACCACGATTGTTTATCGGTACAGCGGGAGTGATTGTTGCAGTGCCGCCAGTTCCAGACGCATCTGTTCCAGAGTTTGCATAGGTGAATTGATTGCTTGAAGGAACACCAGTGATGGTAAACGTCCCATTCATGGAACCAACACTTGTTCCATCAATTACAATTTCATCACCAATAGTATATCCGTGATTGTAGTCTGTTGTGATGGTGACTACGTTGCTTGAACGCACTGCCGTATCAATCACATCATAACCAACAGCGTGCGCCTGATCTTCTCCATCTTGATAGTGGAGCAAACGACCATCGCTTGATGCAACAGCAAGAATGTCACCGC